TCATCCACCTCGACACGGATGAACGCACATCCTTATCGTCTACACCACAAAACATGATCATTACCCAAACACAAAAAGCTATCGCTTCCACTGCAGGAACACAAGAACTTAGTTTCAATCACCCAATGAAATACTTGGTTGCCAAAAACACAACTGGTGCGCTCACGACTGCTAAGATGAAACTTCAAATCAATGGCACGGACGTTTCCGATGCCAAGTCTGTGAGACCACACTTTACGTACACACCCGTTTACTACCACACACAAAATGCCGCGGCGAGTAACGATGTCTTATTGGTTCCATTCTGCCTCGATACGGCTAAACTCCAACCAACGGGGTCGCTCAATTTCAGTAGACTCGATTCTGCGAGACTCGTTGTTGAAGGCGACACGTTTGAAGACAATGTCTATGGTGTTAACTACAACATCCTCCGTATTGAAAACGGTATGGGTGGTTTGATGTACTCGAACTAAATTATTTTTTATAGCCACTTATTATAAATGTTCTGGCAATTAGTTTTTCTTACAGCTTTCATTTTTATCATTACATATGATCCTAAATCCGGAACTTTGAATCATCTCGTCGACTCTAAACAACAAGAACCCGAAAAAAACGCGGAGTGTAAAGAGGGACATTACCAGGAGATTCAATTTGCTCAAATGGGATACGACTGTCCAAAAGAAAACGGTGTACACATGGGCGCGATTATACGAACTTAAAAACTTGATTATATAACTTAATACATTATGTTTACATTTGATCGAGATACTGCTATGATAGTCGCTATTATTATGTGTATAGCTGCTTCAGTTTACATGTATAGAGAACTCAAAACTACAAAAGAAGAAATGGAAGGTGTCAAGGGTATGAATGGAAAAATGGCTTCATTTTTATCAAGAGTCAGGCCAATACAAATTCCACAAACGAGTTCGTTAAACGAACCAGTTACGCCAAAAAATGTCACTTTTAAGACAGAAAACGAAACCCAAGTGGAGGATGAATCTGAAGAAAATCAAGAAAGTGAAGAAGATTCTTCAGAATAATCATCTCGCTCAATTATAACTTGCAAATGCGCAATGAAGAAATACAAAGCAATTGCAGTACCCGTAACGTTTTCTGGTTCTAAACCAAAGTTCCTCACTGTCCGAGACCGACGATTCAAAGATTGGATTTTCGTTACCGGAGGGTGTAGAAGAAAAGAAATACCTAACCCGATAAGATGTGCCCTACGAGAATTGGAAGAAGAGACCAGAGGAGTTGTAAATCTCAAGAAAGGTGAATATACCGAATTCAAGTTTGTGGTAAAGGAAAGTCCGGGTGTAGACTTAGAATATAACGTGTTCATATTTTTCGTAAATTATACACAACAAGAACAAATAGATCTCGTTAAGAAGTTTAACGATGAAAAACAAAAAACAAATTTAAAAAAAATACAAAAATTACCCATTAAAAGAACGTTTGACGAAAACGATTATATGAATTTTGAAACGTTATCTGAATTCAATACGAAAAAACAGTGGGATAGGATCGTCAAAAATGTACTCCAAAACCCAGAATTTTACGCGTGTGTTACTTCAGTCAATAGAAAAACCTTCTCTATTAAATAATGAAGTCCAAGTCTTATATATTATCACAAATAAAGAATTTGTTAATTGAACGACATGGGTATACAGAAACTAAGGCGGAAAGGTATATCGATGTCCATGTTAATGATAAAGTTTATGAACTTTTAGTACTTAAAAAATCTTTATCAGAACAACAACAGTACCCAGAAATATCGGTTATGAAAACAATATGGAGGCATCACTATGATAGTGATGAATGAATATAAAAAATAAAAACTAGTAATTGGTAAGTGTACATCATGTTTAAACAATGGTGTAAAGAACAGGGGTTCTTAAACAACTCCAATGTATCACATGTGCTTATGGACGGTGGTGTCCTATCAGTGCCATTTGATAGATTGAACGACTTTTATGAAAAATGTGTAGAAGCTTATACTTTACGAGAGAGAATTTTTGTCGTCGAACAAAAAACAGAAAATTATAATTTTTTTGTAGATCTCGATTATAAAGATGAAACTGAATTAACCGTCACACAAATAGAGAGTATATGTAAAATTATTTGTGATAAAGTTAATAAATTCGAAGGTTCGGGTGATGCCTTAATATCTATAGCGGAACCAAAGAAAGTTTCTGGTAAATTAATAAAAACAGGTGTGCATATAAACTGGGAAGGTTTCACTGTAAATAGATCTTCAGCAATAGCTATAAGAGAACATATTATAGATACTCTAAAATTGGTATATGGTTCAGTTAATTGGGACGATGTTGTTGATTCAGCTGTATATGGTAGTTCTGATAGAAAAACACAAGGGAGTGGTTTTAGAATGCCTTTTTCACATAAACGTGCTAAACATGAAGAATGTTATGGCAAGGGTTGTAAAGAATGCAATCACACGGGTAAAGTTAGTCAGGGTGAATATTTACCATGTTTTGTTTATAAAGGTGGTAAAAAGGGACCTTTCACTTTACTTGAACCTATATTACCACACCCAGATATTAAACTTTTATACATGTCAACTATACGTAGCCAAAGTAAAGAACCGAATATTATAGAAGGTAAAACAAACTTTCAAGGAAAAGGAACATCTTTTACACACGCAGAAATAAAAAATGAATTTAAAGATCAAGAAGTTATATGTCTTTTACAAAACTTTGTAAATAAACATATCGAAGGGCAGACAACTGCGCGTATTACCAAAATGTTTGAATCAAATGGTAACTTTTTGGTATCAACAAATTCCTTTTATTGTGAAAATAAAAAATGTAACCATAACTCTAATCATGTATGGTTTCATATACTAGGAGAAACAATCACACAAAAGTGTTTTTCTACTACCGAAATAATGAGACATTTTGGATTTTGTAAAAATTTTACGGGTAAAAGACATAAATTGCCTTCTAAAATTACAGACCAATTATACAAGGACGGGATTGTTAAAAAGCATGTAAAACCTTCTAAACAAGATTTTTTTGGTAAAAATGTTGAAAAAACAGAAACGAGTGATTATGATTCAGATACAAAGGGAATATTCTCCAATTTCATTAACAAGTATATGATTAAAACTGGAAGCATACACGTATCCAGGATAGAACTAAATAAACCAAAGACCAAGAAAAATAAGTTTAACGAGTATTCTATTCATACTACTTATACGTGTACAAATTGTAACACAAATAATGTTATTTTTACTGTCATAAACAAGAAAATAAAACAGGTGTGTAAATGTACAAACCGCGAACATTTTCTCCCGGAAAAAATAGTAACTAAATTATAGAACACAATGATATCTGTTATTGTTTTAGTAGTCGTAATATACTTCGCATCATCTCTAATAACCGCGAAACAAAATAACGTAATAGAAATTAATAAACTTATACGAAAATCTTATAAATATTCAGGACTAAACCCATCTATACATAATGAATTTATAGAAAATATCAAAATGGCTCTAGAATATAAATCAAACACAATTCTATCTAAAAAACTCTTGAATAGATCACTTATAAATCTAGATGAAATCGCACTCAGCTCGGTTTCAGGGGATACGAACCTTTTAGAAGATATAGACACTATTATTAGTGATTTAAAAACGAATTTTAACGAGTTATATACGAATTTACAGGAAGAAAGTGAGTAAAATACTTAAAGGAAATGTGTACATATTAATTATATAATGGTCTTAACTGTAAAAACACGTTCAGGGAGAGTTTCAAAAGCACCAGTGCGACTGGAATTGTTTGAAGATGTAGAAGATGATTATAAACAAGATGAATACGATACGGACGAGGATTTGTTAAATTCTGATGATGAGGATTTTCTTAGTGATGATGATATTGAAAATGATGAAAGTGATGAAGATGCTGATGATAATGGAAATTTAAAAGGGTTTGTTGTTGATGATACTGATGAAGATGAAGAATATTCCGAAGAAGAAGAAGAAGAAGAGGAAGAAGAATGAGTGAGTAATAAAGAGCTTAAAAAAATAGATACTTTTTTTATATATGGAAGCTGAAGTTGGTACACCGATTGAGTATAATCCAGAAGAATTCATAAATAAAAGTAGTAATAATTTCGATGAACCGGATGAACCGGATGTTGATGAAGAATATTATCAACCACCCCCACAACAACCTGTTTATTATAACCCACCACCTCAGCAGGTGGTAAAGAATGATATATTCGAAAATATAGATAAGACGGGGTATGTTATAATTTTTGTAGCATTTCTATTAGGGTTTTTCATGGGTAAAACTATGCAGCCTGTAATACTCAGACCGGGATAAACGATTTACCACCTATCCAATCGTATTGGGAAGGTGTTTGTTGACCAGTAAATGTACCTATTTTACCTGTTACTGGTTCAGTAAAATATGATCTACTTACGATAAGTGGGTCTTTAGACATGTCTTTAGCAACTTGTGATGGTGTAATTTCTTCACTATTACCACCTCCACCACCTGTTTTACTTTTTTGATCTTTGTATACTCTAAAAAATAAAACAATAGATATCGATACGATAAGAATGGTGATTATGTTTAATATAATACTCAACATACTTACTTTTAAATAACAATTTTAATTTACGCTTCTTCTGGGTCTTCATTTTCCTTATTTTTTGATGTTACTTCCTCTTCTTCACCAGTATCATCACTTTCCTTAATCTGTGCATCTTCAGAATTCTCAATTTGAGATTTATTAGCTTCTTCGGCCGCTGCAACATCAGCTCGGGATTTTTCATCGTCAAACTTTTGCATAGCTTCTACCGAACCAAACCCTCTTTCAGTTGCTTCTTTTTCCAACGCGTTCTTGATATCCAATTCTCTCTTTTCACGCACAGCTTCCTTTTCCTTCTCAACGATTGCATCCGCCTCCTTCACAAGATCTTCCATGTCAGCATCAGGGTTTTCCTTCTGAAGACGTTCCAAAACTTCACCGGGGTGACTAATGGGAGCCTCGTCGGGTTTCGTGTAAAACCTTGAATTTTCATCACCTCCTTTATGGTATACATCAGATCCCGGTGCCTTAACAGCCATCATATCCTTCTTACGTTCGGCAAACATTTGTGCGGCTTGAGCTTGATTTTCTCTGTATCCCAACATCAACTCTTCTAACTTCTCATCTGCATAATGCGCGTCTTCAATTTTAACCGGGTCAGGTGGAATTAACAACCATTTATACATATCGACGACATAAATATCAAAAGTTGCATCCTCTTTTTGAAGACGTTTCGCGTGAGACGCAGCTTCATCCTTAGAATTAAATGCGCCCCTGATCTTAATTCCAAACTTATCGTTCTTTTGTGGTGCTTCAGGTCCTACAACAGAAAGGCATGCATATAATTGACCAGGTACGGTCGTGTAATCTTGTTCAAGTGTTGACATTGTTTTATATATTTATTTAGTACCTTTTTTTTAAGCTCCTTTTTACTTAGGTTTCGTATTTATACAATTCGTATTTTAAATGGTGTATTATAGTTTTTAATTTTTGTTAGTTTTTATCACGGTTTTAAACCTAAATGACGTAATTTTTTTAGGGCTAATTTTTCTGTACCCCCTTAGAGCGATTTAAATGCCTTTTTGAAAATTTTTCGAACTCGGTTCTCATAAGGACCATACTTTTTTTAAAAAACATGACTTTCATGCACCCATTGTATTATAATAGAAAATATAGTGTTTAAATCCCTTTAAGGGGGTACAGAAAAAATAGCCATAAAAAAATAGACATATTTTACATATGATTTCAACCTAAGATAATACAATTTAAAAGTAAAATCAAAATCAAATCAAAATCAAATCAAAATCAAATCAAAAATGGTACCTGAATCTTACATTAAAAAGAATGACGAAATCAAGGCGGTTCGTGAATTAGAAGAAAATTTAAACAGAGACGTTGTCGATATTATTACAAAAAAAGTAAAAGAATCAAACAGGCTTGAATATGAAAACGAGTGTAGAAAACATAAAAATTTTGCATCATGTACAAAATGGTTTAATATATTCAAAACTACATATTGGGGCGGTTTTCCTATTAGAGAGAATAGACTATTACCAGATTCTGAAGTTATACTAAACCGTAACAACTTTGGCAATACTATGAAATCTGGTCGAAACCGTAGTGATTTCGAATTTCATGAAAATGCAGACTTCGAACAAAGTACATACGGATTGGACCACAGAGAAGAATATATAGGTAAAGATGGTATAAAGTATCAAGTGTGTTCTCAACATCCGCATAATTTGAGATTGAACGAAGACCAAATGAAATTGGAAGGGTGGACAAAAATAGATCCATTATATGAGTCCACTCAAGATACTTACATTAGGGAATTTAACAAAAGTAAAATCAGGTGTAAACAAAATTTACGAAAAATGTACGCTGAAAAAAATAAATACGTTTTATCAAGTAAACAATTGAAAAAAATAAATGATAAAATTAAAGAATTTGAGGAATTATTGGGATATGATTATAATAATTTTATTAACTCGATTAAAAAATAAATATTTTAAATATTATACCTTAATAAATGGTTATTCAAAAAGAATGTGTAATAAACCTTAGTAACTCCATTTAAAAAAGAAAACCCATTACAGATAAATGGAGGAGATACGAAAGTACCATAACGAGTCTAAGCGTCTCCTCATCCAATCGGCTACCCGCGAAGGCGACAGTATTTTGGATGTAGGATGTGGATTCGGTGGTGATCTCCAAAAGTGGAAACATGCCGGTGCAAATATAAGCATGTGTGAACCAAATCCAGACTCGCTTAAGGAGGCTAAGTCGCGCGCAAAGAATATGAAAATACGCGTCAATTTTTATGAAGGTGATATATTCGCGTGTCCACAAAGGAAATACGACGTCGTATGTTATAACTTTGCGTTACACTATATATTCGAATCACCCAAATTATTCGAGACGTCTTTATTAGCAATTAAAAATAGACTTAAACCCGGTGGTCAATTCATAGGGATCATACCGAATTCCGATAAGATTATCATGAATACACCCGTAAAAGACGAGTTAGGGAACTATTTTCTAATGAAACATACGAGTTCGGGGAACTTTGGGGAAAAATTATACGTCCATTTAGCCGATACGCCGTATTATGCCGACGGACCAAAAGTCGAACCAATAGCGCATAAAGATATGTTATTCACGCGAATGGAAAATTTGGGGTTTACTTTAACACTGTGGGAAGATCTTAAAGGGAACCCGGTTTCGGATTTGTATAGTAAATTTAGGTTTGTGTATAAGAAATGATTAGTTATTATTATTGACATTAGTACGTCTACTCTGAGCGGCGTTACCCACCTTTTTTCTGATCGTGTTTGGTGTTTTTGGTTTGTTATTTATTTTCGTATTGTTTAGGTTTTTCGCGAGAGTGTTCGGTGTGTTTGGTTTTACAAACTTGACGAAATTTAAGTTTCTTCTAAATAATGGTTGTCGTGTAAATGGATTTGGAACGATTTCTGTGTTTGGGTCAAGACTGTATAAAGTGTTAATATTAGTGATATTAGTACGTGGTTTTTTCGTTTTTATCCAGTTTAGAAGTGAATTTTCAGTTAAGTACCTATTATATCCGAGGTTTAAGGCATTATTACCGACACTAAAAATATACCCAGATATAGGATCGTTACGATTAGTGTTTAGGGGTACGTT